ATTTTCTCTTTCTTGGACATTTTTTAAGTTTATTTGTTTTAATTCTTCAATTTCCCTGGCCTGTTGAGCGAATTTATCCTCAAGAGGCACCTTCCCGTCATTAATAACGCGGCGGGTGAGGCCATCATAGGAGAGCCCAAGTTTTTCAAGGACTTGCAATGGGTCTGTCCGGGCCACTTGCCGAAGATGCTCAAGGTCTGAAGCGCCCTGCGCTACTTCTTGGACGTTATTTCGTCTTTGATTAAATTGGTCCCGTTCTCCCCGCAATCTTGCCTCTTGTCGGGCGAGATTTGCGAAACTTCGGGCGAAATCATCTCTTTCGCGGTCTGACGCAATCTGTTCCACGACTGAACTTCCAGCCTCAGCGGGCTTTTCCGCTGTTTTCGCCAAACTCTCCGCAATAGCAGCTTCCGAATTAGATTCATTTTCGCCCCCGGGGGGTTGAGTCATCTCTTCACTAACGGTTGCTTGTGCCTCTGTCATCAATTCTCTCCTTGTGTGACTATTTCTTGAAAATCCCCCAGAGCCCCAGCGGCTTCGGGGGGTAATGCGCCCGGTTCTAAACCACCCGGCTCAGGAAGGGCACCCTGAGCAGGAGGAGCTGCCCCTTGCGGAGCCATAGCCACCTGCGCGGCCTGTTCCTCCATTTGCTTGGTCTGGAGAACCCGAATCGCCTCGTCAACATACCTGCGAAGCAACTCAAGGTTCTCTTCAGGAGCATCCTCGATTTTGGCCCGTAAATATGCCGATTGAATGCGCTCAATTGCAAATGGCAGGTTAGAGTATGCCTCGGGGGGATGATACACCCCCTTTTCGAGCATTTGCTCAATCAAAAGGTCCACATCATCAATGAAGGCAGTGGCCAATTGGTTAACAGACTCCAAATCGGGGTAATTCAGCAACCCGCGACCCTCCGAAGCACTCAAAAGCCCTGCCTGGGTCATCTCTTGAATCGTTTGCAACTTCGCGGCGGGGGTAGAAGAGAGTAAGTTGGTCGGGTAAATCTTCATGACGTACTGGTCTTCTTTAAGATCAATCTCCTTCCAATCTATCTGCTCAATGCTCTTATCCCCAAGACTGATAACCTTATACTCGCCACCAGCGGCCACAATATCGCGGGCAACCTCAACCATCTGGCGGCCAGCCTGGAGAAACATATCCTCATAGGCCCGGGCAACCTGCATGAATCGCTTAGACTGGATGTCCGAGAATTCACGAAGCGCCACCCCAGAATCAAGGCCAGTCGGCTTCTTCGCCTGAGCAGACATTTCAGAGATGCCAGCAATCTCATAGGCTCGCGCATAAAGGCGGTCCAGGTGGGTAAATATCTCACCGCTCACCGTCTGGGGCACATGAACCTTTGGCTGGGTGCCCGTGTACTCAACAATGGAGCCAATCTCATTGGTCATGTGAGACTTCACGATTTTTGACCCCTGCTCAATGTAGACGGACGGGGTGAGCATATCCATTTGAAGGGCAATCTGGTTAAGCCGCTTGTTTATCTGGACCTGCAATCCAAGCAACTTCTCCGAAAGACCCTGGCCCCAGAACCCCAAAAGGTTTTTGGTCCACCGCATGAATACGAAGGGGAAGAAATCCTTCTCATAGGGCTCATCAAGCAAGGTCACATTGTCCAGACAGATGCAGTGCCGCCCATCGGATGCACCCTCCCGGCTCGGTAAATGCCAGGACTCAATGCACTCAACCTGATTAGAGACTCGACTCTCGGCAGAATTCCTAATCTCGGCCTTCGTGGTGTTGAGAATGGCTTCCTCGAAATCGGGATAAGCGGCCAAAAGCACCTCCCGAGAAACAATCTTCTTCTGGAACATCTGACGAGGCTTCCCATAGAAACTGTCAGCGTCATCGACATAAAGCTCATTCGGGAAAATACGGTCAACAACAAGTTTGTCCCCATCGGAATATATCTTCATCGCCCCCGTACCGAAGACCGTGGCATCGCGGAAGACGTCACTGGCCACATTGTAAATGTCGGTGGCGTAAAACTGCCCGTTTACAAACTTATCAAGAAGTTTCGCCTTCCTCTTCATGGACCAATTGCCGCCAGTGGTCAGAAAGGTAATCTTCGGGAAGTTCTGAGTAATCTCACTCGTGACAGTCTCACACATCGAATTTACGACGTTGAGAGTCACATCCTCCACACGAGAGCTTGACCGCTGGGCATAGTTGGCAGAAGAAAGGCCACTAACATTTACATTGGAGAAAAGGCGCATCCAGCTAAGGTTATCCTCAGCACGATAGCTCTGATCCTCCTCAAGCGAGTGAACCACGGAAAACACTTCCTCGTGAACATCGCCCTCTTTTTGCCACCAGAATTCTTTAGCTAAATACATTAGTTCTTATCCTTATCCATGCAGTAGTTCGATGTCTCATCTGAGCGCGTGGTGGTCACTGACTCGGTGCCACAATACACTAGCGCAGGAGGGCCCGGCTGAAACGCTATATCAACCACCCCGTCAGCCATGATGAAGTGCTTAACCCCGTTCTTTCTCAGGAACCTAATCAGATCAACCATTTCATCATCTAGTGCTGTATACTCTCCCACCACGACCTCCCCTTACCTTCTTCTAGTTGTGCAACTTTTCTCTGCTCTATTCTCTCGGCTTCCAGATTATAATACTCATCAGAACCAAATACGGGCTCAATCTCCCGAGCAACACTCGCGTAATGCCTGGACTCACGCCAAGCATACAGGGCGGCATCTGCAAGGTGGTTCTCAAACCGAGCGTCTTCTTTTCGCCGGTCCTCATCCCACTGCAACAACCGCCACTCGCCCAAAACGCCACAGCCCTCAAGGACCCTTATCCTGCCAGCAGCCAAGTCAGAGTTCATCAGCTCTATATAACTCAGCTTGTTCCGCTTCTCCGCAGCCCTGATGGAAAGGCCATGGCGAAACCGGAACTCTTCCACGATGCTTTTACCGAGCCCCCCCGTATCAGCAACCATTGTTCGGAAATTATACTCTTGGTTATACTGCTTTATCTTTTCAGCAATATCCGAGGGCAGCATTTTACTGCTTTTAAAGTCCTCAACAATGTAGAAGTCCGGCAAGTCTTCGCAAAAAGCCCCTATAACGAAGGCTGTGGCGTCTTCGTAACCTAAATCCACCCCAAGAATGAACTGCCAATCATGTTCATCCCAGGGCAGGGTGTTCGCAATATTCTTCTCCTCCGAATACTTGTAAATAATCGAGTCATTGCTGCGTATCCAGCGGCCCCGCCACTCACGCTGATAAATAGGATTGTCATCCTGCCACCCCTTCTGCTTCATTCGCTTGCTTAGCCAGTCCTGGGCGTGAGGGATGTGCGGGTTCTCTAATATGGTCCAATGGTGGTTGGTGTAACCAAAGTCGGCCTCCGTCGTTGCCCGGTAAAACAGGCCAGAGCAAGCAGCCGAGGGCGTTCCAATCATGGCCAAGGTGCCATTATGGTCGATCAACGCTGGCTCAAGTACCTCTTCCACAAGGGCATCCATATGCGGGCCAAAGCTCGCCGCCTCGTCAAGAATAACAAGACGGTAAGTCGAACCCCGCAGCTTGTCGATGTCAGCTTCATCATTTGCCCCCGTTAGGATTATCTGAGAACCATTCTTGAAAGTCGCCACAAGCTCCGAATTATTAAAGCGAATTCCTAGCGAATACTTCCGATTGGCTCGCTTCATCTCCTGCCACATTAACCGCTTCGCACTGCGGCGAGAGAGGCCAATATAGGCGCAGAGGCAGTCAGGGTGCCGTGTCGCTATCTCAATGAGGTAGTAACAACAGGCATACGTCTTCCCTGACCGGCGAGAACACAATGCCGTCTTAAAATGCGAAGGGTCTTCGATAAACTCAATCTGATACTCAAATAAGTCCTCTTTCCAGCGAAACGTTCGCTCAGGCAAAGACTCGGCATCAGATTTGGGTAAATCACCAAACCGCTTAACATATTCGCGCATCAAGGCGCGGGCATCGTAATCCTCCTGACTCATGCTGTCGCGCTAACCCTCGCCTTCCTCGGTCGGCCCCGCTTCTTCGGAACAGTCACGGGCTCAGCCTGTGGGTCCAGAATATACCAGGACACAGAGGACATGGGGATAATAAAAACCCCCTTCTCCCGATGAGTCACCTCAACCGCATCACCAACCAAGCGCATAGAGAACGCCTCGTGGCTGGGAAGGTCTGTCCGAATAAAATTGGTGTTCAGCAACGGCCTTGCGTTAACCGTCAGTTGAATTGCCAGAACGCGCATCATAAATCTCCTTCATGTGTGTCAAAGCACCCTCCTGCTGAAGATGCGGAACATATAAGAACTCATACCGCCCCTTTAAGTCTTTGCAAATATACCCCTTGTGGGAAAGAGCCACCGGCTCACCCGGGCGATACTCAAAAGCATCAACCAGGGCTCGGGCCAGCCCAAAGCGACGAAACGGGGCCTTAACGTAGCAGTAGTGAATAACCAGAAACTTCGGTATCCGCTGGGCACAAAGCCAACCAAGAACCTGGTCGGGGTTGTCCTCCATACAGGCCACCAAGGTAATACCGTCCTCCAAAAGGCGGCGGGCAACCTCTCGGTGCATCTTATAC